TTAGAAGTTAGAAATTGCATTCAAAACCTCATCTTCTTCAGTATCAATAAGATGGCCATAAATATCCATTGTAGTACGTATAGAAGAGTGTCCTAGACGTTTCGATATCTTGTACATATTAACACCTGCCTCAATCAAATTTGAAGCATGTGAGTGTCTTAACGCATGAATATTGAATTCAGGAACTCCAGCTTCTCCACACAATTTGTTTTTTCTTAGTCTTAATATCTCTGGATCCATATGTCTATATCCACCAAATATGAACCATGATTCTTCAAATTCATCAAATGAAGAATAGTATTTCTTCAATTCATAAATAAACGATTTTGTCTTTTCATCAACCGCAATCTTACGAATTGAATTCTTGGTCTTAGGTGTCTGCCACTTACCACGAATATATTGTCTACGAATATGGATGTATTTACCATCGAAATCCTCAAAGGTTAAAGATAAACATTCAGATACACGCATGCCTGTCATATACATCGTCCAAATTGCGTATGCCGTGTCTTTCCATGCTCCCTCTCTAGATGTTACTGCATATTCAAAAAGTGTCTTAAAATCACTTTTAGGCACGATTTCAAGTTTCTTAGCCTCCGTGGCCACAGGCTTAACCAAAGGCGCCATCTTAAAAAATGGATCATTGACTATACCATAATGTTTCTTCGCAAATCTAAAGATGTTTCTAAGATTTGTTAGTAACGTCTTTTTAGTTGAATACTTATAAGATTTGATTTGTGGTAATTCGAAAAAGTTATCGATATCAAGATATGTAATCTTGGCCATCTTCTTATCATTAAGCGGAGACAACATATTCAGATATACTCTTTTAGTATCCAGTGTGGATGGCTTCAATGTTCTAGACTTAAATTCATACCATTTTAAAGTAACTTCATAGAAGGTTACGTTCTGGTCTCCAACAACCTTGATCTGCATGAATGTAGATTCAGCTGCCACTGCTTCTTTTCTAGTGTTAAACCATTTAGAATGTTTTTGAACACGATCTCCATTAAAATCAGTATAGTAACAACGGTAACACCATTGTTTCTTTCCATTGTGTAGGCGCTCATAAATAGGCATTTAAATTTCCTCCGTTCTATGCTAAAATGAGCACATAAAAAGTTTGATGTGGTAGTCATCTTTTTATGTGAGAGTATTGGTAGTACTCTTAATCGTCCTGGATGTTGGTAGCATCCAGGATTTTTTATTTTGCTTCGTTTTTCAGCTTTCTCAATATTTCTCCAGCAAACTCAGCGCCATCTCGATTGATTGAGATTTTAACTTCTCCATCCACTGTATTCAGCAGTAAAGTTCCTGCTGTTAATTTTTTTTTGTAGAATACGTTCCTGATCTGACTCCAATTCCACTCTTTAAACTTATATCCAAACATGTTTTTAGAACATTTTATCAGGCGCTTTTTAGTCGCTACAAAGCATTTTCCATTTACAGTAATGAATGGAAGATTAAGTCTTTCATCTGAATCCAGCATCGCAATAATCTGTTCAAAGCATTTGACTGCATTTTTTTTAGAGATGCCACCAATCAACTCATTGTTGATTGAATAGTAATATGCTTCCATTGCAATTTCATGATTAGTCATAATAAATTCCTTTCTTTCTGAATGATAAATTAAGAATTTTGTTAATTTTACAAAAAAAGAAAAAGCTATCCGAAACCGAATAGCTTTTCCGTATCTGCGGCACCCACAAATGTGTTACCGAAATAAATACCAGCAGTGCCTGATATAATGTATCATCACTGAAATTCATCTTTATAATAACATGAATTTATTTAAAATCAAGTGATTTACAAGGCAATGTTGGTTATAGCTTTTACGATTTCAGTGTCAATTCTATCCATTGTTTCATTGGATAACTGTATTTTACCAATTGGATCTAATACATTAATTGACTTTTTAATTCTATGTTTACTAATAGTTGTTATGGATAGAATCTTAGCAAATGAATCCTTATTTTTTTCATTATAGTAATCTGTGATATCTTGAAGCATATGAATAACTTTATTAATGATGTCTGCAATTTCATCAGTCGTATAATGAATTGTTCCATCAGTAGCAGCCTTCTTCGGTTTAATTGTCATACAATAATATTCAATCAAAGAATCATGAAATGTGACCGATTGTCCTTCGTGATATTTAAAAGTTCCTTTTTCATCCTTTAATAAATCTTCTATTATTGCAGAAAAAGCTACAAGATCTTGAATACTTTTTAAAACGTCACTAAATATATTTTGAATTAGTTCATTTCCTAAATTGATATTAGATTTATTAGCCTTAGATGTTAACGGGAGCACTGTGATTTCTCCTGCTTTAGGAGAATCTTTTTTATTTAGCACTATAGCAAAATGATTTCCACTTAATTCATTCCCTATGGATGTACCAAAGTTAACCATAACAACTGTTCCACGTTTATATTTAATAAACCTGTTTTTTATATTAGGATTGTTTTCTTTTTTGAAGGCCATAGCCTGGAAGTGTTGCCATTTATCCAAATTATTGAATTTAGGATTTTTACAATCCTTAATGATATTTTTAAAAGTATCGTTACTAGCATCCAAAGATTTACATTTACTACTTATTTCTTGTTCAGTCATCATACCCCTCCTCGTTTTATTTTTCTCTATAATCAAAATCCAGATATAATTACATACCTAAATTACTTATTATCCTTCTTAACTCTTTCGTATTCCATCTGAGCTACTGTATCCACTGTGTGCTGGCCTTTGTCATCTAGTGATCTATAAATAGTAAGATGTTCTTTTTCATGGGGAGTAAGGATAAATTCAAGAGATTCTTCTTTTGTTGGTATTAAAGATACTTCACCATCAATCGAAGCAAGTAATACATCGAATTCGATACCGGTACCGTTCGCAAGTTTTTTGACCGCTTGAATAGATGGAGTAATGTCTTTTTTTCTTCCAGAAGGTTTAAAATTGTTTTCTAACATTGAAATGTACCCTTTGCTTAGACTACATTTAGAAGCAAGTTCAGCAGTAGTTAAATTGTTTTCTATTCTATATTGTTTAATAATTTCTCCGAGTCTCATTTAATATTCTCCTATATATTTATTCTATTCTTCATTTAATATATTAAACAAATTAAACCATTTTAGCAAGAAAAAAGTTTAATATTTTAAACAAAACTATTGAATTGCGATGTTTAATATGTTAAACTTCAAGCGTACAAAAGAAAGGTGGTGATTGAGATGGGATTCAAAATTAAGGAATTGCGAGAAAAAGAAAATTTATCTCAGGCTGAATTAGCTCAAAAATCAGGGGTTTCACAAAATTTAATTGCCCGTTTAGAGAGTGGATCTTTAACGAATACCACTACAGATACTCTTTTTAAAATATCCAAAGCATTAAATGTGAAAGTCGAGCAAATTTTTTTTACAGATAAAGTTTAACGTGTTAAACATTTATTAATAGTACTACCAATAACTACCACAGAAAGGAGAACACATTATGGAAAACAAAAACTTTTGCGAATCGCTTAATCCAGTTGAAAGAGAAACATTTCTAGAGAAATTGAATGATTGTAATGATATTGAGTATTTAAAGCAGGTGATTGAAGTTTGTAGAAGCAAGGCAATTTGTTTGGCATTAAAAAAAGAAGGCCTTATTTAACCTTCTTAGATTTAAAAATAACTACCATAGAAAGGAAAAATTATGAATCAAAATGAAAAAATAAATAAAGATGTAGAGAATCTTGAAGTAAGCGTAGACCTCATCGGACAAAGTATTCAAGGTATTATTGAAAATGAGAAGCTTATGATGTCTACTATCAAAAACTTGAAAACTGCAGCGAATGCGTTATCGTTAGCGGTTATCGTGATATTAGTTGGATACATAATTGGACTATTGTTATTACTGCACTAATAGCTGAAATAATTATGGCTCTTTTTGAATATTTACTTGAAGATTCAGAACTTTCTTTTAAGATCTTGTTCATTTCTTTGATTTCTTCAACCTGCTTTTGAAGGGTATCGTTTCTAGATTCCAATGCTTTATTTGTTTCACGAACTTCTTCAAGATGTTTTTCCATGATTTCGTTATCACGTTGCAAAGACTCGACTATATCATGTAGTTCTTCTAAAGATTTAATTTTCGTTATTTCGAATCCATGATTGGTCAAATAACTCTTGCCAGCTTCAGTTATCGAATATAATCCTGGGCCGTCTTGTGAAGCAATGTGTTTAACATAGTTTTTGGTAATTAGATATTTAATGCAGGCAAGTGTTTCTTTGGGTAAACCATAAGCTTCAATGCTATGGTCGTTTAAATATTTCAATTGTTTTAATTGTTCATCAGTAAGTAATTGCATGATTAGTACTCCTTTTTTACTAATCATATCATAGAAAGGATAAAAAGTATGGCTACCACAAAAACTAAAACTAAAGAAAAAGAACTTGAATTGTCTCCATTTGCAAACAATGGACATGCTACAGAGTATACAAAGATGATGCATGTTTATGCGGATTTGGATAAAAGAGAAAAGGCAGTGCGCAGAAAGCAGCGTTTCGCAAACTGGATGTTGTTTGTGAGCGTTGTATTAGTGATTGGATGTGTGATTGGTACTGCATTTGTATGTACAACAATCCGCTCTATTGGAATCTAGAAAGGAGACTCTATGAAGAATATCAGAACTGTATCTCGTCAGGAATACGATGCAGAAGTTGAGGATAAGATCCAGAAGCTTACAAAATATGCATATATTACGCAGGGAGACTTGGCAGAGATTATTGGATGTTGCAGTGCAACTGTTAAAACAGAGTTGAATAAGCTTGGTGTTGAATCCAATTGTTTTGGATGGCCAACAACTAAAGTAATCAATGTTCTAGGCTTGCAACCTTATTTGGATAACCTGATCAAGCTGCGTAAGTCATGCAGGGCATAAAAAAAGACCACTTCAAAGGAAAGTGGCCAATCAAAAAATAACAACTAAATTATAAATTATTTTCTCGGGTTCTGCAACCTGGGTATCATCACAAATCGACGTGATCCGCACTCGCTTTCTACATAATGTATTTTTGCTCTAGCACGTCAAAAAAAGTTAATGGATTGTTTCTGTAACTTATTCTCCTTTAAAACAATGTTTACGCGGATTGTGGTATCTAGGTTGCAGGATTCGAGATAGAAATAGCAAGGAGAAAAAATATGAGTACCAGAGAGGAAACATATTATTTAGTCAGTAAAGACTATTCAGAAATAATTAAAACTCTGAGCTCTAATGAGTTGGCTAATTTATTGAATGTTAAACGGGAGAGCTTAAGCTATAAACTTGTGAAAATCAAGGACTTCAATGGATTTCCAATAGCTCAGGAGTAACGCCTATGGAACAGGGCTATATTAAATTGTTCCGCCAAATTGTGGATTGGGAGTGGTATGACGACATCCCAACATGCAGACTGTTTATTCATCTGCTTTTAAAAGTAAATCACGTTGATCGCAATTGGCAGGGAAAGAAAATAGAAAGAGGTTCGTGTATAACGAGTTTTGCTAGTTTAAACGCTGAAACAAAACTGAGCGTTGAGCAAATAAAAAGAGCTCTAAAAAATCTACAAAAAACAGGTGAGATTAAAAAAATCTCAACAAACCAAAACACGCTCATAATCGTTACAAAATACGATGATTATCAGTGTTTTACCAATGTCGACAACAAGCAAACAACAAACGAACAACACGAGGACAACATGCAGAAAACAAACGAGCAACAAACGGACAACAAACGGACAACAACAAACAATAATGTAAAGAATATAAAGAATGATAAGAATAATAATAATTTATATTGTTCTTCTGACGAAGAACTAGAAATAAATCAAATTATTAAAACAATCATTGAAATTCTGAACATTGAAACAGAGAAAGAATTTTCTCCTGATGCCAAATTAACTAGAAAGTTGATTCAGGATAAATTGAATGCTGGATATAGCTTGGCGGATTTCAAATGTGTTATTGAAAAGAAATGTGATGCATGGAAGGCTGATCCAGTGATGAAATCATATTTAAAGCCAAGCATTTTGTTTGGAAAAAAGTTTGATGAATATCTAATTGAGTGAGGAAAAGGAAAATGAAATTCAATATAGAAACAAAGACATTGCTAAATGCAGTGAACAATGTGTCAAAGGTAATCGATAAAGTATCTCCATTGCCTGCGTTAGCAAACCTAAAGATTTGTGTAGAAGAAAAGTCAATTGTGATTACTGGATCCAATGGAACTGCTTCAATGCAGCAGACATTGCCAATGGAGACTGGCATTGAAGAATGTGGCCAGTGTTTAGTGGATGCTAAATATTTTAGCGAGATCATTCGAAAAGTGTCTGGCCAAACAGTAGAAGTGGATTGCACGGATAATTTAATGCACATCAGGTGTGGTAAGGCTAAATTCAAACTTACTTGTACAGATATTGGAGAATATCCAGAAATCGATTTAAATACACCGGCAAACAAGTTATATTGTCCAATTGAAACGTTGCGTGAAGCATTCGAAAAAGCATTGGTCTGTATAGCCAGTGGAGGACCGGTTGCAGTATCGCGTCCAATACTTACAGGCATTCATTTAAGTGTGGACGATGGCCAGGTTACAATCGTTGGTTCTGATTCGTATCGAATGAATCGATATGCATTTATTGATATGGATTGCAAGGATACCAGTATTACGATTCCTAGACAGGCTTGTGTGGAATTTTTGAAAACATTCAATGATGAGGTTTCTGTTTTCTATGACGAGAAAAAAATTCAATTTAAAACAAACGATATGATGTATCAGTCGCAGCTTTTAAATGGAACATATCCGGATGTCTCCAGAATCATTCCAAAATCTTGTTCGTATTGTGTCGAAATGGATAAGGATGAATTATTAGAAGCAATCAAACGTTGTGATTTCGTGAAATCTGATGGGAAGCAAATTGTACATTTGTCGTTTGGTACAGAAGAATCTCATGTTGATTCAAAGTCTGAAATGATTGGAGAAACATATGAAGAGCTTGAAACAGTTGAATTGATGTCGGATCCAATCGAATTCAATTTAAATGGAAAGTATTTAAGAGATGCACTTGACGTCATTAATTCTGAAAAAGTTCAGATTACGACTCCAGGAATTGGAAAGCCATTGATTGTTCGTGGTTCGTGCGATGTTTTAAAGTTGATGAGTGTGCTTGTGCCTGTAAAGACATACTAGGAGGTCTATATGTCTAAATTTGAAGATGAATATAAGGCAATCAAACAGAATCAAGGATTGAAAATAATCTGTGAATATTTGATGTCACGTAATGACATGGTTTCGAAGTTGGATAATCCTAAGAAGTCTGTCGACGGAATGTGGAATTACATTGTTTCTGAAGCTAAAAAGAAGGCAGTGAAAAACTGTGCAATCATCAGTGATGAAGAAGTGTTTGGTTTGGCCATTCATTACTACGATGAAGAAGACGTTGGTGGTGATGAAGAACAGCCTTCACGTTTAAATCTTGAATCTGCAAAGGCAATCGTTAAAAAGAGTGTTGATCAAAAGAAAAAGCCTAAGAAAGAAGAATCGGAATGGAAGCAGGAAAGTCTATTTTAGAGAGATTGCAGACAAGGAAGCTCACATGGCCAAAAGGCATTGAAGAGTTTATTTTTTCAAAAATGGATTTATGGCTTGCAAAAGAGGCTTATAACCGAACTTATTTTGTCGAAACCCTAGAAATGTATTACGGAAAGCTATTAAAGCGAATATTTGGATTTCAATTGTTCAAGAATCCGAATCATACAGTAGAACTGAAAATCCAGGAAGTGGCTCGATACATAGAAGGCGAAAGGAAGTTTTTGGTTGGCAATCTGTATTGTGGAATGTTTGGTAAAAGGGTTGATTTCGATTATCCTTTAAAGTTTTGGATCAGTGACAGCAAATTGAATTTCTATCCGTTGAGGATGTACTCAGTTGAAGACTGGATCAAGCTGCTGAATATTCCGTATTGCCAGTATCAGTCTGAATTGAATCAATCAGGATTAGATTTTTTTGAATACGTGTGTGCTTATCGTAAAGAACCTAAAATCGAATATTTAGTGAAGGCAGATTTGAGTCAGTTCATTTCAAGCCTTCGCGTTCTTGATCTAAGTCAAAAGAGCCTGGATAAGATATTTAAAGTTGATCGTAAGTTCGTTCCGCTTCTTCCAAAGATGGATTACACGCATCTGATGTTATGCAGGAAATATTCATGGGCAAATGAAAAAGAGTTATTGAAAATTAGACATTTGAATTTCAAGCATATACGTAAGTATATGTGTCCACGAGTATTGGAGTACGCATCGAAGATAGATGATTGGAACATAAATATTTACGAAGATTATTTGAAGTTCGCGGAAACGATTGGAGCGGACATGAAGTCTTATAGAGTTCTAACACCATCGAATTTAGTAGAAGCACATAGTGCAGCATATAAGGCTATGCGCGCTACAGAAGGTGCCAGGTTTGAACAAGGGATACTTGATAATTACGAAAAGCATGTTGAGTTATGTTACTCAAACGGAAAGTATTTGATTCGTCCTGTTAAAACGAATGCTGAATTGAAGAAGGAATCTGAAGTATTGAACCATTGCGTTAGAACCTATGCAGACGAGGTGTCCAAAGGACATACGGAAATCATGTTTGTACGTTTAAGTGATAAACCGGATGTTCCTTTGTATACGTTGGAACTTAAACATAAGGTTATTCGACAATTTAGAGCAAATCATAATGCAGTCCCTCCAGATGATGCATGTAGCTTTGTCAGGGAATGGGCGGATAAATTTAAGATAAATAAGGAGTTGATATCGTGATTTTAAGAGATTTAAAGAATACAACATTTAGACCCGTGGAAATCAGTGTTGTGAAAGATTATCAGGAAATTATGTTTTCAGTGAATGGAATTCATAGATTTCCATGTTTAAGCAAAGCCAAGAATTACTTTGGCAAAAGACAAATTGTTGAGATTGTAGACGATGAGTCTTCAAGAACTACTCGGATATTTTTGCAAGGCTAAGTAATGAATAAAGAGTTTCTAGTTAGCAAAGTTGATGACTTTATTGCATTTGAAACAGAAAATGAAAAATCTAAAAATTCTTTGGTTCATTATCGACAGGTAGTTGAACTGTTTGTGAATTCTTTTGAGGTCGATGATATTTGTAAATTGGATGTTATCGGCTTCAAAAGAAAATTAGAAGAAGAGTATGCTCCGGCCACGGTAAAGAACTATATCACTATCGCAAATAGGTTTATAAAGTATTGCGAATTGGTCGAAAAGGATTTGGATCCAGACGAATTGTTGCGTACTCATCATTCTAAAATGACATTAAAAAATATCAAGATTCAACAAGCTGCATCATTGGATGATGTGATTGAACCATCAGATTTTAAGCGAATGTGTAGAATGGCCAAACAATGTCATCGAATGGATATTTACCTGATCATGAAGATATTCGCTTACACAGGCATACGTGTGAGCGAGTTAAGTTATTTCACGGTTGAGAATGTAAAGGCAAATTATATTACAGTCAAAAACAAAGGTAAGATTCGTGATGTGATTCTGAGAAATGATTTAAAACGCGAAATATTGAAGTATTGCAGAACGGAAAAGATAAAGTCAGGAAAAATCTTTTTTTTAACCTATAAGCAGATTTACTACCAGTTGAAGAAGATTGCAGGAAAGTGTAGGGGCATAAGCTTGGATAAGATACATCCTCATGCGTTCAGACATATGTTTGCGATTAACTATTTGGATGCTGGTGGACAGGTAACGGATCTTATGGATATTCTTGGCCACAATTCTATACAGACAACATCTTTGTATACTAGAACGACAAACAAAGCTAAGAAGAACATGTTGGAAAGCATGAAATATAAATAGGAGGGAAATAAATGTCGGAATTAATAATTGATTTAATGCTTTTATATTTTATTTTGGGTGTGTTAGTTTTCTCAATATTTTTCATTGGTAAACCTTTTATTGATGTTGAAAAATTTGCGGTATTGGTTTTTGTTTTGTGGCCAATTTTCTTTATTGTTGAGCTGATCGGAGAAGTATTTATGTTTCTTGAGAGAATCTTTAGGTGTGAATCATGAATAAATATCAATATGCATTGCATAATTTGAATTCGTTTTATTTGTTTGATTTTATTTATCTAGGAGATGAGCACAAGCAAAGAGAAGCATTAATTGCGAATGATAATTACAGAAAGCAATTGGATACATTGAAAGAACTTGTAGATAGATTCACAGAAGAAGAAAAACTGGATGAAGTCAAAGCTCCTGCAATTAGATTTGTTCCGTTAAAAAAAGGGATAACAGAGGATGAATTGAATGACTACATGTGGAAAAGCAATGATTCAAATTTCCTTGTTTATCTAAGATATAGATATAACACTGATGTATTCAAACAAGAATGGCAATATTCCATAGAAGCTGCATCATGGGGATGCGAATGTGATGGAATAGTTTGTTGGTTGAATGATTGGTGGGAAGGCCAACAAGACGTTGAATATTTAGCAATCAGTAAGTTAGGAGAATGAAAATGCCTAAACGTTGGGAGTATAACGAGAAATACAATAGTTATAGTCTATATTGTTATGCATTCCCTGGAACATGGAAGCCGGAAGAAAGAAGACCAATCGCAGTACTAAACGTGGAGAAAGGGCGTGTTAAAGAACGATATACTTATAGCTGCTATGTTGTATTGAGGCCTGGTTCTTTGATGCCACTAAAAGCTAAATCAATTGATGAAGCGAAGTCAAAAATCGAAAAAGCAATTATTGAATATCTTGAGTATAAATTGAATGAGCACCTAAATGAGGCTCGAATTCTAGAGGAAGAAATAGAAGAAATTAAAGGTGAAAAAAATGAAAGCTAAAGAAATGTTTGAAGCACTAGGATATGAATATTATGAAGGCGAATACTCAATTCGTTATATAGCAAATTGTGATATAGATGATGATCATATTAGCATTTGCTTTGGGTTATTATCACACACATTCTACGCTCAGCACAACTGTAATACAAATGACATTACCATAGATGAATTCCAAGCAATTCAACAACAAATGAAGGAATTGGGGTGGCTAGACGAAGAAGAAACTTGTACTAATTTATCAGAATATAATTCAATGGATGTATTTAAATGTTCTAATTGTGGGATTGAATTAGGTGAGTATCGACAATTTGAAATTGATGAAGATTATGGAGATAGATATGGTCATCAATACAAACCAAAGTATTGTCCAAATTGTGGCAGAAAGATTGTAGAGGAAAATAAAAATGATTAGTAATGTAGTTTTAGATGAATTATTTCAAGGAAATTTAGTGACAAGTCAGGAGGATATGATCGCAATCAGTATTGCTAAACAATATGCGATTAACAGCTTAGACAAGTCTGATAAAGACTATGAAAAGTATGTATCTGAATTAGAAGTTTATGTTGTTTGGAAATGCAAAGCATTGCAGAACTGGAAGTATCTTATTAGTACCAATCTTCCTGATGGTATGTATTATGAACTGACATACAACGGAGGCAAAGACGAATGGTATTTTGATGCCTATAAGAAAATAGTCAATGAATGTATTTGTCAAAATAGAGCTATTGGAATGCTAAATGGAACGATTGCTGGTGTCAATGAATGGAAACCAAAGTAAAACTATTAAGCTTAACCGATGGATATGAGCATAAATTGGTAAGCAGTACAGGAAAACTTAAAAAAGAATATGTTGGTCAGATTGGTAAAGTGATTCATACGTGCATCATCAGCAAGGGTAATTACGTGAAGCCTACACTTTATGATGTCCAGTTCGATGACGGAGCTATATTTTGTTTAGATGAGGATCAGATAAAATTTGTAGCACTTGGTGCTCTAGAACCTGGGTCATCAATATCACTTAAAGAATCAATGTGTGAATTAAATCAAAAGATTACAGATGATGAAGCAGCATTTTCTTCACTAGGTTTGCAGATGAAAAATGCATTATATCCAGGGGCAATATAAGCTTGAAAAACGCAAAAAGTTTTTAGTTCAAAAAAACGTGCAGAGAGCCTTTATTCTAGGGCTCTTAGCACAGAATTGATTTTGGAAAATAATTTAAGGTTATTTGACAAAGAAAAAAGGAGGAGAAAGAGTGATAAACAGAGTTATTTTAGTAGGAAGATTGACCAAGAATCCTGAGATTAGAAAAACGCCAAATGGAGCAAGCATCTGTAAGTTTACTTTGGCCGTTAGTAGAAAAGTGAAAGCACAAGGACAACCGGATGCAGATTTTATTAGTTGTGTTGCCTGGAACAAAACAGCAGATTTAATGTACCAGTATTTGAAGAAAGGCTCTTTGATTGGAATTGATGGAAGATTGCAGACAGGAAAATTCACAAATAATAATGGTGAAACAATTTATACATGCGATGTGATGGTTGAAAGTTTGCAGTTCTTAGATAAGAAAGAAGAAGCGCAAAATAATGATGTTAACCAGGAAAGAGAAATGTCATACAGTGAAGGAGGATATCCACAATGGTAAAAGAAAAAGACGCAGTCAATCATCCAGAACATTATGAGAGTGGATCATATGAATGCATCGATGAAATGATTGCAGTATTTGGAATGTCAGTAGTCGCAAATTTTTGTTTGTGCAATGTTTGGAAGTACAGATACAGAGCGCTTCTTAAAGGCGGTAAAGAAGATATGGAAAAATCTGATTGGTATATGTGTAAATACATGGAGCTTAAAAAAGCGATGAGTGCAGCATATGAAGATTAATTGGAGATTAGTATTTATTATTCTGTTTGGGATTTTATACATATGGATGTTTACGGCCATTGTAGGCGGAACTGTATGGATTATCTCAAATATCGTTAAATTTGTTTGTTTTTTTGTTTTCGTTGTATTAAGGGGAAAAGAATGGAAAAAGTTGTATTGCATAATCACACTGCAGAGGATGCATTTGATTGTTTAGCTGAATTAATTAAGATCATGACGTATGATGTTGAAAATGGTGGAATGCGTGAAGCAGGATTAAAACAGCTTGAATATATCAGACAAGAATATTCAAAGTTGGAAAGAGAAAACTGTGGTTTAAATCAGACGGTTCTAAATTTAAGAAAGCGTGTAGAAAGTAAATATTCGTCTGGAACACCATGGGCACGTTGTTCGGATATTGAAAAGGTTTCGCATGATTGAGGTTTCAAAAACAGTGGCACAGTTCATTGGAGATTTCAAAGCTCTAGATTACTGTTGTCATAGAATCATAGAATTAAATCAGGAATTGGAAGTGTTAAATCATAAGAAGTTAGGATTGAGTCATGATCATGAAGAATTATCGAAAGAACAAATGAAGTCTAACTATCCAATGCCGACATACCAAAGAGCATTTACATCTAAGCTTGCATTATTGGAAACGATTGAAGAGCGTGAGCGTGAAATTGCTTATTATCAAAAGAGAATCAACGAATGCAAAGCGTTTGAACTACTTGGCTGCACAGATATGAATATCATGTATGATTTATATTTTTTCCGTATGTCACAATATGATGTGGCAGACAAATATGGATTCAGTCGCAGCGGTTTGATGAAGCACATTCACGCAGTTATCAAGAGCATTATTTAAAAGAGTCTACATTGTCTACCGGTTTTCCGTGATATATTAGTACCGTAAAAAATTCGACAAAGCCAAGTGTTGAATCTTTTACACATGAAAGCACGCACATGTGCTTTTTTTATTTGGTGTAGACAGTTTCCTTGCTAGACTGTCTTCACGAGGTAAAAAGCATGGATTATAAGACTAAGAGATGGAAAAAGAAAAGAGAATCAATTCTTAGAAAAGATGGATATCTTTGTCAGATCTCAAAGCGATATGGCAGAAGAGTAGAAGCAGAAGTTGTGCATCATATCTATCCAGCAGATGAATATCCGGAATATCGGTTCTGCGACTGGAATCTAATTAGTGTAAGCGTAGGCGAGCACAATAAGTTGGAGAACAGAAGTACTGGTGCATTGACTGAGCTTGGTGAAGAATTGAAAAGACATACGATTCCAGGAGTTGATTGGAGAAAGAAGAAAAAAGATTATGCAATCTAATGATGAACTATGTAGGCTGATACGAATCTATTTGCTCTATTTGATTGGAGCTTATGATAAACGTGATGTGGCCAAAGAGTTGGGTGTGGATTTGGATGAGATAGCCTCAAAAAGATTGCTCTGAAAGAGATCCCCCCACCTAAATTTTTTTGACATGAAAATTGGTTCCCTGGGGGAGTATCCATCTTTCCAACTCTGAGCAATTTTTGAAAAAAGGGGGTGATGGCCATAATGAACAGAGCAACTGTCAGCAGAAAAACGAATCGAATTTTTAAAGAAACAGTTTTATATATGCAAGAAATCGGAACTTACAAGAAAGAGTTCGATGTAACAATTCATAGGTATGCGGAGATGCGATTTCAGTACGATTTGTTGTATCAAAAGTGGTTCGAAGAGGGGTGCAAAGTGACAGAGACTTTTAAAAATAAATCCGGAAATGAGAATATTCGTAAGACTGCAGAATATTTGGCCATCGAAGCTCTTCAAAAGAATCTTCTTACAATCGAAACAACTTTAGGATTAACTCCAAAAGGATTAAAAGCGATTAAATCAAACGGACTTGAATCCGCAAAACAAAGTAGATTGGCGCAGGTGTTAAGTAGTGTATAATGGAAAGTATTTTTCAGAAGTACAGAAATATTGTGAAGATTGTAAGAGTGGAAAAATCAAAGCCAATATTTATCGTATAAAAGCAATTGATAGATTTTATAGAGATTGAGAAGATGAAAGATATGAATTCAATCCAAAAGATGCAGACTTCATTATTTCGATTATTCAAAAAACCATTTGCCACATGCAAGGCGAAACGCAGGAAGGAGAACCTTTACGAGGTACTCCTTTTATTTTGATGCCTTTTCATAAATTTATTATCTACAACCTGTTTGGAATCTATCGAAAAGGAACAAAGATAAAGAAATATCATGAGGCTTTGATATTTATTCCTCGAAAAAATGTTAAAACATCATTTTCCGCAGCATTAGCGTATGCGGTTGGATTACTTTATCGAAAATCCGGATCCAAGATTTATGTTGTGGCTGCAGCCTTAAAGCAGACATTGGAAACATTCAATTTTCTTAAATATAACGTAAGAAACATGGGAGAATCGGATGAGGATGGTGGATTGTTTCATATTATCGACAACAACAACGAACATTCTATAAAAGCAGAAATGTCTGATGGAATGTTTGAATTAAACGCGTTGGCCACAAATCCAGATGCGCAAGATTCATTTAACTGTAACTTTGCGATTGCCGATGAGGTTCACGCGTTTAAAAAGCCGAAACAATACAATTTGTTTAAAGAAGCTATGAAAGCTTACGCAAATAAATTGATTATTGGTATTTCAACTGCTGGAGATGATCTAAACAGTTTTTTAGCACAAAGAGTTCGATATTGTAAAAAGATTTTAGATGGAGAAGTAGACGACGAGCAATACTTCGTTTTTATTTGTGAAGCCGATCTAACGGAAAATGAGGAAGGCGCAAAGTTTTTGGATTACATGAATCCAGATGTTCAGGCAATGGCCAATCCTGGTATTGGTCAATCGGTTCGTACCGAAGACTTAATGAATGATGCGATCCAGGCGCAGAACGATCCTCAACAAAGAAAAGATTTCTTCGCGAAATCATTGAATGTTTTTACAAATCAAATCGACACATATTTTGATATGAATGTCGTGAAGACATCCGATGCCAAGTATAATTGGACGATTGATGAATTGGCCAAACTTCCTATCAAATGGTATGGCGGTGCGGATTTATCCAAACTGCACGATTTAACCGGAGTTTGTATTTATGGCCGATATAAAGGAGTGGATATTTGCATCAGTCATGCGTTTATTCCACGAAGTACGGCATATCAGAAATCGGATGAAGATAACATCCCGGTATTCTGGTGGGAAGAAGAAGGATGGCTAACGTGTTGTAACTCGAATGTCATTGAATATGAAGATGTAATTCAATGGTTCATAAAAGTTCGAGACAGAGGTTTTAGAATTCGATGGATCGGATACGACAGAAGGTATTCGCGTGAATTCATTTTAAAAATGAAAAAAGCCGGTTTTAAAATTCGTGATCAGAAACAATTGTACGTTGAAAAAACGGAAGCTTTTCGAGAAATCGAGAAAAAGTTCAACCTTCAAGAATTTTATTACGTGCATAATCTTGCGTATGAGTATTGCGTTGGGAATGTAAAAGCTACAGAAGACAGTGATGATTTTGTGCGTTTCCAAAAAGTAATGCCAAACCAACGTATAGATTTATTCGATTGTTCAGTTATCGCTTGTAAACAATTATTGATTGCAGAAGAAAAGAATTCGTCTGCTTCGATGTTTTTAGATTAGGAGGCTTATTTTGTCAAGGAGAAACAAAAAGAAGAATATTAGACCGGATCCACAAAAAAGGTCGAATTATGCTGCGGTAATGCCAGTAAATTGGGAATCTGTATTGTCAGCCGGTTATACACCATTATCACAGAATCCTGAAATTATTAGCGCAGTTAATAAGATTGCCAATCTAATTGGAAGTATGACAATCCATTTAATGGAGAATTCTAAGAATGGCGATCAAAGAATTAGTAATGCACTATCAAATTTAGTGGATATTCATCCAAACAAATACATGACAAGAATGACATGGATGTCTTCTATTGTTCGTTCGTTGTTGTTGGAAGGTGATGGAAACTGTGTTTTGTATCCAAGAACAGTATCCGGTTTAATTGAAGGTATTTATCCGTTGAATCCTGGAAGTGTTTCATTTGTTCCAAACGGCGATTTTGGATATTCCATTCTTTATAACGGAAAGGAATATTTTCCGGAAGATTTAATTCATATAGTAATTAATCCGGATCCAAACTATCCATGGAAAGGCGTAGGTTATCGTAAATCCTTGCGAAGCGTAGCCGAAACATTAGATCAGGCGAACGTCACTAAGAAAGGATTCATGGAATCAAAATGGCAACCATCATTGATTGTTAAAGTTGATGGAATGGTTGATGAATTTTCTAACTCAGATGGAAGACAAAAACTGTTGGATAAATATATTAAATCAAATCAGACAGGAGAGCCTTGGCTAATTCCTGCAGATGGATTTGATGTGGTTACGGTAAAACCGTTATCATTGAATGATTTGGCCATCAAAGATTCGGTAGAAATGGACAAAAAGACAGTAGCTTCCATTTTAGATGTTCCGACATTCGTACTAGGTGCCGGAGAATTTAATAAAGAGGAATGGAACAACTGGATCAATACAAGAATTAAAGGAATTTGTGAGTGCATCCAACAGGCACTTACACGAAGTTTACTTATCAAGCCTGAATGGTATTTTAGGTTCAATTATAGGTCGCTTTATGCCTATGACATACAAACACTCTCGACGGTGGGATGTGATTTGTATACACGAGGAATCGTGACAGGTAATGAAGTCAGAGATTCACTAGGATATTCTCCGATGGATGGATTAGATGAATTGATCATACTTGAAAACTATATTCCACAAGGAATGATAGGAGACCAAAAGAAATTGGAAAAAGGTGGTGAGAATAATGGATAAAAAATATCAGATGAGAAGTTCTTTATCTAAATTCAAAACTAGAGATGCAGATGGGAAAAAGTATATCAGTGGATACTTCGCAGTATTCAATTCCAATTATCAGTTATGGGATGGAGCTACTGAAAGTGTAGATCCACATGCTTTTGATGGAGCACTGGATAATGATATCCGTTGTTTGATTGACCATGATACACGTTTGGTTTTAGGGCGCACCAAATCAGGAACATTGACTTTAAAAGTTGATGACAAAGGTCTATGGGGCGAAGTTGAAATCAATGAATCAGACCAGGACGCGATGAATCTATATGCTCGTGTGCAACGTGGCGATGTGGATCAATGTAGTTTTGGCTTTGAGATTACTTCAGAAGAATATTCAGAAAACGGAAATGGAGTTCATTGGACAATTAAATCCGTGAATCTGTATGAAGTATCTGTAGTTACTTTTCCTGCATACGAAGATACACAGGTATCCGCGCGTAAAAAGGAGTTTAACACAATTCGTTCTAGAAAATTAGAACAAAGAAAAAAAGAAATGCTGAAGAGATTGAAGGGAGAATAAGCATGTTAAAAGTTTTAATGTTGCGTAAAAAATTAGATACGCAGAAAAAGAATCTTGAGAAATTAAGAAAAAAAGAATCTGACTTTGAAAAACGTACAAAAGAACTAGAAGTTGCGATTTCTGAATTGCGTGATGATTCAACAGAAGAAGAACAACAAGCTGTTGAAGACGAAGTAGCAAAATTAGAAGAAGAAAAACAAGAATACGAAGATGAAAAGAAAGAGTTGGAAGAGACAATAGCTGATATCGAAAAAGAAATTGAAGAAGCAGAATCTCAACAACCAACAGATGAACCTAAGCAAGAAGAAAATAGAGGAGGACAACAGAAAATGACTGTAAGAAATAAATTCTTCAATATGCCAATCGAAGAACGTGATCGTTTCTTCAAAGATGAGAATGTAGAAAAATTCCTATCAAACGTAAGGACATGCATTAAAGAGCATCGTGCAATTGAAAATGTTGGATTAACAATTCCACAAGTTATGTTGCCTTTAATTCGTCAAATAGTAGAAGAAAATTCTAAATTGATTTCAAAAGTTAATTTGCAAAGTGTAAGTGGAACATCTCGTCAAAATATCATGGGAGATATTCCAGAAGGTATTTGGACTGAAATGTGCGGATCATTGAATGAAATGGATTTGAAGTTCAACAACATTGAGATGGATGGATACGCAGTAGCCGGATTCTTCGCAGTATGCAATGCAGTATTGGAAGACAGCGATGAGGATTTAGCTACAGAAATCATTAATGCAATCGGTAAGGCAATGGGTAAAGCGTTGGATAAAGCAGTTTTATTCGGTCATGGAGTTAAGATGCCACTTGGTATTGTTACTCGATTAGCCCAGGAAACACGTCCAAATGATTATTCTTCAACGGCTAGAGAATGGAAAGATTTACACACAACAAATATTTTAAAAGGAGGTGCTAGCCTTACCGGAAAAGAATTGTTTAAGGATATTATCAAAAAATCAACATGTGTAATCAATGATTACTCATCTGCAGGATTAACATGGGTAATGAACGAAAAGACGCATAAATTATTAATGGCAGAGTCATTGGATGCAGATATGAATGGTGCTATTGTTGCCGGAATGAAGAATACAATGCCTATTGTGGGTGGTGAAATTGTTGAGCTTAACTTTATTGCAGATAACAATATTATCTTCGGACACTTTGATTTATACACATTAGGTGAACGTGCCGGAGCTAAGATTGATCAGTCAGAACACGTTAAGTTCTTAGACTATCAGACAGTATTCCGTGGTGTAGCTCGCTATGACGGAAAGCCTGCAATTGATGAAGGATTCGGTGTAATGACAATCGATGGTAAAGCACCAGTAACATCAGCAACATTCCGTGCAGATGATGCGAATGATGCAACATTATCATCATTGACTCTTGGATCAGAAACATTATCATTCAATGCGAATACTTATGAATACGAAGTAAGCGCAACTGCAGCAAATGCCGTTGTTAATGCAGTTCCAACTCAGGATGGAGCATCAGTGACTATTATGTACGGTGGAAAGAAATACAATAATGGCCAGGGATTAACATTAGAAGGAACTAAGAATTTAGTTGTTACTGTGAAGAACGGAATGTCAAAACTTGTTTATACTGTAAAAGTTACAAAAGGGTAATGAGCAATGGATTTTGGAGAAGATACTGAACTAACTGTCCTTAAGCAGAATCTCCAAATGCCTCAAACAAATGCCAACGATGAATATTTAAAAGTGTTGTTGGGGCAAGCTGCTTCCCTTATGACAAGAGAAGGAATCGTCGATGATGATTCCTTTGATTATTATATGGCGAAGATTGACTACGCAGCATTCTTATTCAGAAAAAGAGCTAATAAAGATAGCCCACTAGCTATGCCTAGATCTCTTAGATATGAATTGAACAATATCCTGTGGTCACAAAAAGGAAGATAATGACATTTGATGATGGAATTCTGAAGATTTATGAGCGTGTATTAGTGCAGGACAAAGGTTTTATGCCTGTACCTAAATTACACCTTAAATCTTCTTATTATTTTTCTTATGAAGTAATTGGTGTTACAAAGTTTTATGAAGCTAAAAAAGCACAGGATAGACTGGATGAATCTGTATCTATTTACAGAGACCGTTCAATTACATATACCGATGTTGTTGTTTTGGAAGATGGTACACAGTATCAGATTTCACAGATTCAACATACATTTGATGATAATGGTATACAAATTACTAAGCTTACATTGATGCATTTAAATGAAAAGTTTGAATTCGAAGCTTAAAGAATTTGCAGAATTATTAAAATATGTAAGCACTAATGAAATTTACCATTATGATGCAACAGGAGATAAAGGCGATAGATATATAGTTTGGCAAGAAGAAGGAGAATCTGATTCTTTATTTTTGGACAATCAACATGATGAAATCATGTTAAAAGGTTCGTTGGATATTTATACAAAAGTCGAGTTCGATGATTTAGTGGATGATGTTATTGATTTGTTTAACGCCAACGGAGTTCCATTCAATATAATTAGTATTGAATACGAAACAAATTCGAGTTACATTCATTATTCATTCGATTGGGAGTATTGATGGCCGAAATTGAATTTAATGATTTTGATGAATATCTTGATAAACTGCAGAAACTTGAAAAAGATGATGTAGTTCCAATCATGAAGATGTCACTGTATGAAGGTGCTGGAGTGGTTGTAGATGGTATTCGCAGCGAGATAAAATCATTACAGACATCCAATCATGCAAGTCAAGGTCCTATGGACTACGAGAAAAAAGCTCTTGAGAAAGGTCTTGGAATATCAGACATGGAGAGCAAGGGCGATGATATCAACGTCAAAGTTGGCTTTGCAGGATATTCAAGTCATAAAACAAAAAAGTATTCAAGAGGAGTTCCAATACCATTGATTGCTAGATCAATCTTGAGAGGAACTTCTTTTCGTCCTAAGAATGATTTTGTGGGTCGTGCAGTTCGAAAATACAGAAAAAAGAGTATTGAAGCAATGGACAGTAAAATGAATGAATTATTTAAAAAGGAGATGAACAAATAATGGCAAAAAAAGGTTTATCAAAATTAATTATTGCGAAATATAGTCATTCAGACGGTACTACGACTTATTCAGAAGGTAACATCCCTGAAAAGATGAGTGAGTATAGTCTTGATATTACGACTACTGACAATAATAATTTATATTTGGACAATGAAATTGCAGAATCAGAAGGTGGAGAATTCAAAGAAGGAACTTTGACTATTACCACTGGTGAATTGATGCCTGCTACATCTAAACTTTTATTGAGTATTAAAGAAAATAAAATTACAGTTAGCGAGGAATCTGTTACTGAATATGTATTTGATGACAATACGAAGTCAATTGAAGTTGGATGTGGACTTATTGAGCTACATCAAAATAACAACGAAGAATTTTATCGCGCAATTTGGTTTAATCGTGTTAAATTTAATATTCCAGGTGGTTCTGCGAAGACAAAAGAAGATACAGTCGATTGGCAGTTGCCTGAAATCACGGGATCCGTGATGCGTGATGCAGCAGGTGATCATGCATGGCAATGCTACGCAGATTTACCAGATGAAGCAAAAGCCGTTGCGTACTTGAAGAAAAAGGCAAATATTGTTGAATAAGGTGACTTATGGACATGAATATTCAATTTATAGACATTGGAGAATATAGATATCCAATGTCTTTTTCTTTAGCTTGTGTTTCACAAATGGGAAACTTTGCGCAAGCTGCTAAAAAGATTGAAGAAGGTCAAGACGTGGCCGAAGCTGCAAACATGATGATCAGTATGCTTTATCTAATGATTGATTCAGGATGTGCGTTTATGAATATCATGCGACAAAAGTATGATAGAGCACCAATTGGCGAAGATGGATTATTGGAGCCGATTCCAAAAGATACAATTGGGTACTTGATTCCTTCTGATCCAGAAGAATTGAAGGCAATTGTTGCAAAAATCAAGAAATGTATTTCCAAATCAAAAGAAAGAAAAATCCAGGCTAAGCCTTTAAAATCTTCAAAAAAAAAGAAGAAAAAAAGCTTCAAGGTGATTCAAGCAAATACTTAATGGTAAAAGCCTATAAGATTGGTATTCCATCCAATGAGTTTTTGGTAATGCCGTTAGGCTATTTAGCTGATCTAACGGATGCTTCGGTAATTCTTGATGGATATGCCGACGAATACATAGAGCCAGAATATATTAATGTAGATTTGAGGTGATGATATGGCTGGATATGATATTGGACCAAAGATTTCGATTAAAGGTGAATCTGAATTTAATCAATCCATTTCTAAAATTAATCAGAATTTAAAAGAGTATGGGTCTGAATTAAAAGCCGTATCAAGTGAATTTGATGCCCAAGCTGACAGCATGGAGTCGTTGACTGCAAAGAATAAAGTTTTGAAGAAACAATATGATGAGCAGTCGGATAAAATGAAACTTTTATCGGATCAGATAAAAAAACAAACGGATTATCTTGAGGCACAGGCTAAAGAAATTCAACAATTAACAAATGAATATGGTGAGAATTCAAGTCAAGTTCAGAAAGCAGAAAAAGCTTATGCGAATACGGAATCAACGATTTCTAAATTGAAGACTGCATTTAATGAGACAACTGCTTATGCCAATAAATTATCATCTGAAATATCAGATAATGATGCTAAATTGGACGAGTTATCAAAGGGTGCAGGTGAAGCATCAACTCAAATTGAAAAAATCGGAGACAGCTCGCAGAAAACTGGAGACAAACTGAATAAGACCAAGTCAGAAATAGAAGATTTTAAAGAAAGTTTTAATTTGCATGAGGCTGCTGAGCAGGTATCTGAATTCGCATCTGGAATGGTTGAAAATATCAAAGGAGCAGTAGAAGAATCAAAAGAATATTTAAAAATCATAGGTTCTTTAGAAGTTTCTTCTTCTCACTTAAATTACACTACGGGCGAAACAAAACAGACCTATAAGCAGCTTATTGGAGTCTTAGGTGATACTCAATCAGCAGCTACAACTACAGCTAACTTGCAGGCAATTGGTTTGGAACAAAGTCAGTTAACGCAAATCACTAAGGGTGCAATTGGCGCCTGGGCCCGGTATGGAGATTCGATTCCAATTGATGGCTTGGCTGAGTCAATCAACGAGACAATCAAGACAGGTACAGTTACCGGTAATCTTGCGGATATGTTGAATTGGGCTGGAACATCCGAAGATGAATTCAACGAAAAATTAGAACAATGTTCAGATAATTCAGAACGTGCACAGTTAGTGTTGGATGAAATGGCAAATCAAGGCTTAATGAAATCAGCAGATGCATGGAATGAGAACAACAAGGCATTGGTTGAATCAAACAAGGCCCAAGATGATTACAATGAGGCTATGGCCGATTTTTCAAAGGCAGTAATGCCAGTGTTTACTGAATTTACAAAAGCATTGACTACAATTATTCAGATATTTAGCGAACTTCCGGAACCAGCTCAACAAATGATTGCGGTCTTTATTGGGATTATTGCAGTTTTGACTACAATTGCTCCTTTGATACTGGCGGTTGGTGCAGCATGTGGATGGTCAGCAGGTGGAGTTGCAGCTTTAATGACCGCCGCAGCTCCTGTGATTGCGATAATTGTTGCGATTATTGCGGCCATCATGGCAATTATATTAGTTATTCAAAACTGGGATGAGGTACTTAACTTCTTGACAGAAACATGGGAGTCCGTTTGCAATAAGGTTTCTGAGTTGTGGGAAGGCTTTAAAAAATCGTGGACGGATGGCTTCAATAATGTGAAGCAGAAAATCGATGATTTTTTTCAAAATCTTGGTGAGAATTTTGCGAATGGTTTAAACAACTTCCAAAACTGGATTAGCAATATGTTGTCTGCAATTGTCAATTGGGCAAAAGATTTTGCTTCAAAAGGGAAGAATGCAGCAGTTAATTTGGTTAAAAATATTGCGAATGAAATAAAATCGTTACCTGGTCAATTCCTACAATGGGGATTAGACATGATGTCAAACTTCGCAAGTGGTATCTGGAAAGGATTTACTGGATGGGTAAAAGGAAAGATTAGTGGAGTCACAAACTTCATTAAGAAAAATCTACATTTCTCTGTTCCAGATGAAGGTCCTTTGGCCGATGCGGATGAGTGGATGCCTGACTTCATGGATTTATTAGCTACAGGAATTGACAGAAACAAAAGCAGAGTAGAAAGCCAAATCAAAGATTTACAGGATATCATGGATATTGGAATGGATCCTTCGTTTACTGATAATACGAATTATCGGTATGATCCAACATTTGTTGTGTATAACACTACAACATTGGATGGTCGTAATATTGCTTCATCTATGGAAAGAGTTATTGGATCTAGAAGTGTATCTAATGCTTATATGAGAGGTGAGGCATAGAATGAGTTCATTTGATATTTATTTAGATAATGTATCTTGCGTTCGGGAAAAACTATATCCGGTCAGACGACCTGATATAGTAACTCCTAAGCGCAACTACAAAGAATATGATATTCCTGGAAGAGATGGTAAGTTTTTCGAAGATTTAGGCACTTATGACGATATTACATTTAATATCAATTTTAACTTCAAAGAAAAAAGAGAATACTTGAATAAAACTTTTAGAGATTATAAAAGAATGATTCGTAAATCTAAGACTCTTATGATGATGGATGATTCAGAAATTTTTTATAAAATTAAAAAAGTTGAATTTGGTGATATCTCAAGAGAAAGCACAAAAGAAATTAATGCTTTTGTAGCCACATTTACTTGTGATCCATATGGATACCTGTTCATTGGCCAAGATAGATATAGTTGTGGAATGGTGCAGACAAATCCTTATGCACTATCTCATCCTACTTATATTATTAGTGGCGAAGGGCAATGCGTTCTTAACGTTAATGGAAATAAAATGACAGTTAATACATCAGGAACAATTTATATTGATACCGATAGATGCGTAGCCTATCGAGAAAATGGCGATTTGCAGAATGTCAAGGTCAGTGGGGATTTTGAATCTTTATATTTAGTTGAAGGGTCAAATTCAATTACAGTAAGTGACAATTTTAAGTGTGAAGTGATTCCAAACTGGAGGTGTGAACTATGATCCAATTGTATAAGCCTTTTAATAAAAGCTATGAAAAGAATGGTGATTATGTTCTACATCCATCTAGCTGCGTTATGCATGTTGTATTGAATGGGGAATGGTATGTTAAATTAATACATCCTATTGATGATATTTCAGAAAATATCATTGATGGGGCAGTTTTAAAAGTTCCAACATTATTTAATAAAGACCAATTGTTTATTATTCGTCATGTAGACAAAGCGGATTATGATGTTCAAGTAACAGCGTATCCACTTTTTTACATGGTCAAGACAACACCGCCTTTGTGGGATACTCGATGTGTGAATATGAATGGCCAGGATGCGTTAAATACAATTTTAAGCGGAACGTCTTTTAAAGGAATTTCGGATATCGCAGATATTTCTACGTGCTATTTCAATAAAATGAATCGTCTGCAGGCCATTAATGGGAATGCAGACAATACATTTATGAGTCGATGGGGTGGAGAAATTGCTTATGACGATTACACAATCAAGATCAACAAAAGAATTGGTTCAGACAAAGGTGCCAGGTGTGAGTTCGGATACAATTTAAAAAGTGTTCAGGAAGTCGTAAACACAGAAAATTTAATCACAAGAATATATCCGCAAGCATACAATGGATACGTATTGCCGAATGAGGAGTGTATTGATTCTCCTTATATCAATAATTATCCAGATGTATATTGGAGCTTTATCCAGTTTGATGACGTAAAGTTAAAAGAAGATGCGCAGGAAGATGATGCATCGAATGGAATTACAGTCTGCGACACATTGGAAGATTTATACAAAGTGTTGCGAAAAAGAGCAGCCGATTATTTCACAGAAAATAATTGTGATGTTCCAAGTATTACGTATAAGGTTGATATTGTAGATTTGGCAAGACTGGATGCTTACAAAGATATTAAGAATCTTGTTTCAATTGGCTTTGGTGATACAGTTCATATTAAACACAGAAAGTTGAATATCGAAACAAAGGCAAGATTAATTGAATGTGATTATGATTGTATCCTAAAAAAATACGATAGTATGACTTTGGGTGATTATGAAACGAAGTACTTTGAAAATGCGGATAGTGTTATCCAGGCAGCACAAAAGGTGATTGATAAGAAAACATCTAGTTTGATTGCGGAAAAGATAAAAGGAATCATTGATGCGACTCAAGCTTCGCTGTACGCTCAAAGAAATATCGCAAAGAAGATGGATTACAGAGCCATGAAGATGGAAGACTTAGATCCAGGTAGTCCAACGTATGGAGCAACTTGTTATGGAACAAGTGGTTTGGAGTTTTCTGATACTAGAAACGAAGATGATACAGATTGGAAGTGGGGCAACGCATTTGGCCCAAAAGGGTTGATTGCGAATGCGATTATTACAGGTATTCTTTCCGATAAGAGTGGCAACTTCTACTTAAATATGGATACCGGTGAGTTAGTTATGAATGACGGTACATTTAAAGGAACATTGAACACCGTTAAAGATATTAATGTGGGTGCAGAAATTAATATGCAGCCACGTACTGATGGGGTTGCGCAAGGATCTGTTTGGGCAGATATAAAAGCGGTGGATGCAGACGGTAATGTTCTTCCTGAAAGAATTGCGTTCCGATCTGTAAAGTCTGACGGTAAATATTTATCGCATAGTATTAAATTAATTTGCGGAGATGCCAGCGTATCCGTTGATAATGACAGCTCAATAACTTTACTTAGTGGCACTAATAAAGTTAAGGTGTCTACAAATGGTGTCGATATCATTACCAAAAACAATGAGATTTCTTTAAGTGAAAATTCTAGCACGATAAAGATTGATGGTAAAACTGGATTAACAGGTACTTATACTGTTACAAAATCAGTAACTACTAGGTCAGGAATCGTGACAGGAGTTGAGTAATATGGCTCAACCCTTTTCTGTATTCGTTAACACTTATAATGGCACAAGCCACGACGTAGATGGTGCGTATGGAGCTCAATGTTGGGACGGATACGCATTCTATATGAAATGGTTAGGCTACGGATATGCGCATTGTACTGCCAGTGGTGGTGCTAAGGATATTTGGACACAAAGAGCCTCAAATGGAATGTTAAATTCATGTGACGTTGTGGGTTCTCCTCAAAATGGTGATATTGCCGTGTGGGGTTCAAACATGGGTGGCGGTTATGGTCACGTAGCCATGTATTATAACGGCAAATATTTCGGGCAAAACCAAGGCAGTAGCGGTGGTACGTATGGCGGACCATTTAATTTATTAGCGATTGGAACTGTTCCATTAGGCTATTTTAGACCGAAGTGTTATGCGAATGGTTCAGATGGAGAAAAAAAGCTGCAGCTAACATTGATTAATGGAATTGTAATAGATGCAAAATATGTATAGGAAGGAGTTGATTTGATGGAATTATTAAGAAGTGGTTTACAACTTGTGGCAATTAAAGGTCTAGAAACATGCGAAGGGTCTGTTAATGTTCCTGTTATATTGAAAAGTGATGGAAGCAAATATGATGACTATACACCACAAATTCATATTCGATATTTAAATCATGGAAAATTACATGAAGAACTATTGCCATCTGACAAAGATGGTTTTTATATTCCAGGAAAGCCTTTTGAGGAAAACGGATTAATTGAACTAGCAGTCCATTTGATTCGTGGTAATAAGCAGCTAGTGACAAATGAATTAGCTTTTATCGTGAAGAGAGCGCCAAACGGAACAACTGAAGTAGATCCAAGTGAATACGGTTGGCAACAATTGGTTGATGCTTATATCGAACAGAAATATGACACCATTATGCATAGATTGGATTTATTGACAATCACTAATGGCAATCAGACAAACCTGAACGAGTTAATTGATATTCGTGTAGGTGGTAATGGTGTTACATATAGTAATGCTGGAAATGCAGTGCGTGGACAATATCTTGCTCTATTAAAAAAAGCGAACGAATTAACCACACGCATTGATGCAATTATATCTTCAACGGAAAGCTCATTGAATGCCAATGCGGAGATAGTTGATGCAAGAATTGATTTCGAAGGAAATGTAAAGAAAACATTAGGAGCTTCAATCCGTGAAGCTGATCAGAAAATAATGGAAATGATTCTGACAAATCATTTTAAAACTGAATTATTATCAGATTCAGAAAATGGTCTGATCGACGAGAACGAAAATGCAGTCCTAGCGGATTGGGCATATGTAGTTGACTCCGGAAATGTAGGCGAGGAATGGACGTACAAGGTGAAAAAATGAGACAAGGAACTACGCCAACAATTCAAATCACGGTCAATAATATTGATTTAGCAGATATGGAACATATCTATGTGGTATTTGAGCAAAATGGATATTTATTGAAAAAAGGAATGACAGATTTAAAAATCGAAAACAATGTTATTTCAATTTTTTTAACGCAGGAAGAAACGCTAAGCTTTAAAAGTGGAAATTGCAATATCCAACTACGAATGATTACATATGACGGCATAGCGATGGCTTCGCCGATAAAAACAGTTAATGTGTATAGTGTGTTAAACAAGGAAGTGATCACATGATTCTGGTAAACAGTATAGAAATCGACGTTAATGACGAATCAGATCATATTCAGTTCGGTTTAAATGAACAATATGTAGGAACAACGGATTATGAAAAACTTAGGAACAAGCCTAAATTAAATGGTAATGAAATCATTGGAGAAGTTGAAGAAATAGACCCAACAGTTCCAGCATGGGCGAAAACAGAGACAAGACCTGTATATACACCGGAAGATATTGGAGCTATGGCAGAAGGTTCTGTAACTTCGGTATCAACAAATGAATTAGATGAAATATGGAATAGTTTATAAGGAGGAAAAAGAATGACTATTGAATATTTAGATAAGAGTGGATTAACTCTATTAATCAGCAAAATTAAAACTGCATTAGGTGGAAAAGTTGATGTGGAAAGCGGCAAAGGCTTATCGACAAATGACTATACAAGCGAAGAAAAAAGCAAATTAAGTGGTATCGCAAGTGGTGCTCAAGCGAATGTGATTGAGTCTGTAAAGGTTAACGGTACAAAGGTTGAACCAAGCTCAAAAGCCGTAGATATTTCAGTGCCAACAAAGGTATCACAATTAACAAATGACAGCGGCTTTCAAAATGCTACACAGGTTAATTCAACGATTGCAGGAAAAGGATATCAAACGCAATCACAAGTACAATCGTTAATTAATTCGGCAGTAGGAAACATCGCATCTATTAAGTATGAAAAGGTAAGTTCATTACCTGTTACAGGCTCAAATAGCGTTATCTATTTAGTTGCACATTCGCATGGAACGCAAGATATTTATGATGAGTATATTTGGATTGCAGACACTAAAACGTTTGAAAAGATTGGTAATACAGATATTGATTTATCAGGATATGTTAAGAGTTCAGGATTAACTGCAATTAGCACAAACGATTTAAGCACAATGTGGGGTTAGTATATGGCTTTCCTATTCAAAGACAAAGCTTCTATTCAGTGGCTTGTCGATAGAATAAAGCATGTAACTACATCACATAACGCATTGAATCAAATGGTGATGAACAATCACTTTACTACAAATTTGAGCGCAACAAGCGCTCAAGATTTAGTAGATGAAAAAGGAAATACAATCTTAGCCGATTGGTCTTATGAAGTAGCAAGTGGAGTAGTCGGCACGGATTGGACATATAAAGTCAAGGAGGAATAGAGAATGCCAGGGAAGCAAGTAACAGAATTAGACGCATTGCCTAGCTTTACAGACGATAGCTTACTACCTGTGCATAATGGCACAGGATTGAAAAAAGGTTTATTGTCGCAATTGGCAAGCTATCTAGGAACTAAATTCAGTAATCCGAATTTATTGATTAATCCGGATTTTAAAATCAATCAAAGAGGTGAAACTAGCTACACAAGTGAAGTTGCTCATACAATAAAAAATGTATATTCAGTTGATAGATGGTATTTGTATGGGCATAGTTTGACAGTTAACTCAGATAATTCAGTAACTATCACGCCAACAACTTACAGTGATGGAGCTTTAATTCAACAGTTAGAAACTCCGGTTGAAGGAAATATCACAATTCAAGTTTATGTAGTTGGCGTAAGTGGAACTGCTACAGTATCTGTAGGTCCATATGATGGTTCTTCAACTACAGAAATTGGGACTTTGAAGAACGGATTAAATACATTCACATTTAGTAGAGGCATAAAAAGGTTAGTTATTCGTGTTAATAGTGGAACACTGACTTTGAAATATGCAAAAGTAGAACAAGGTACAGTAGCAACATCATTTATTGCACCTAATCCGGCAGAGGAATTAGTGAAGTGTAAAAGATATTACGATTTCTCGTCGCTTCATTTCTATGGTGTATGTAACTCAAACGGTAGTTTAAATGAAGATTTAGTTTTGTATAGACATTTTAGAACGTCTCCAACATTTAGCACAAACGCAACATATTCAAAAAATGTCACAGTATCTACACTGACGTTAAAAGGTAGCAATGATGGTGGTTACTATCTATACGTAAGGACACCAACAAGTGGCACATACGAATTAGATTTAACAATAAAGGCAGACGCAGAAATCTATTAGGAGGAAGCTATGGAGAACGAATATAAAGTATACGTATCCTTATCAGATGGATACATCACATCTATTAATTCAGAAATCTTTTTATCACAAGAAGAAATTCAGACAATGACAGAGATTGACCGAGGGCAAGGCGATAAATACGCACACGCACAAAGTCAATACCTGGAAAAAGAATTAGTTGATGAAAAAGGTCGATACAATTATAAATTTGTAGAAGGTAAAGTGATTGAGGTTGCAGAAGAAGATAAGCCTAAAGTTGTTGATCCAGAACAACAAGCAACAGCGCAGGATAAGATTGAAGCACAGGTCATGTATACGGCCCTGATGACGGATACGCTTCTAGAAGAAAGCGAGGCTTAATCTATGTTTGAAAAAATTAAAAGATTTTATAATTTGAAATTATATACTGATAAACAGGTAAGAAAATTCTGTGAAAAAGGAATCATTACGACTGATCAGTATAAAAAAATCACTGGTGAAAATTATTAAGAAGGCTAGAATATCTAGCCTTTTTATATATGACATAGGAGGAATAAAAAATGGATTTTGTAGATTTAAGTAAATATTTTGTTTTGGTGGTAGTGGTAGCATGCTTGATTGTAGGCTACATTTTAAAAACTTCGTTTGAATCATTCCCAAACAAGTACATTCCTACAGTATTAGCATTCGTTGGATTAGTGTTAAACCTAGCAGTCAGTGGTTTAACAATTGAAAATGCGGTTTATGGTGCATTGATGGGATTAGCTAGTACAGGTATGCACCAAGCTTTCACAAGGTTTGTTGAAGGCGCTACTGAAGAAAAATAAAGTAGGTGGTTTGTATGAATTTTACGATTACAAGCCAGCAGATTGTATGGATTTGTGGCTTCATAGCATCCGTTTGGGGAGTTGTGAAGATTATTAAAGAATTGAAAAAGCCGAGTGACGATTTAAAAGCTAAAGTTCAAAGACACGATGAATTGCTTCACAAAGATAATGAGCGATTGAACTCATTGGAAAAGATTACGTTGAATCAAGAAGGAATCAATAAAAAGCTAAATGAACATACTCGCATTTTATCTGAACATGATAATCGTCTTGATGAAGATAAAGAAAGAAGTAATTTGCTACTTAAGGCAAACATTGCAATCTTGAATGGTTTATTGTCAGATTCCGATAAGGAAAAGTTAGTCGAAACTAGAAATGAAATCCAAGATTTCTTGGTCGAAAAAAATTAGGAGGTATAATTCATGGAAGAAAAAGAAGTAAAATTTGAAGATTTATCAGAAGAAGCTCAATCAGAGTTATCAAATGGAAAAGAAGAAGGTGAAGAAGAATGTCATATTCAAGCTTAACAAATAAATATATTCCTGCTAGTGCAGATAACTATATGCGAGGACGTGGTGGCTATAAAGTATGTAAAATTACACCACACCACATGGCGTGTCAGTGGAGTGCCGAAAGATGCGCTCAATCATTCCAAGTAAGCGGAAGAATGGCTAGTGCAAACTATTGCATTGGTTCAGACGGTACGATTGTTTCGAATGTAGACGAAGAAAACAGAGCATGGACAAGTTCGAACTATTACAACGATTGCCAATCAATTACAATTGAAATTGCTAATGATAATACAGATACGTGGACAATCTCACCAAAAGCTTGGAATGCATTAGTAAATCTATGTGTGGATGTATGTAAACGATATGGATTCAGATTGAATTATACTGGTGATTCAACTGGTAGTTTGACAGAACATAGAATGTTCGCAGCAACATCTTGTCCTGGTCCTTATTTACATTCTAAGATGAATCAATTAGCACAAGAAGTAAATGCTAGATTAGACGGTCAAACAGTGACACCAACGCAACCAAGTGCTCCAAGCGCTCCAAGTGGTGAAAAGTATTCAGTCGGTACACCTATCTGCACAAATACATTAAGCGTTAACTGCTACGGAACTTCTAAAATCTTAAAAGGGGATTGGAGCGGTTCAATCGGTAGAGTAATTAAAGGTGCTAAATATCCATATCGTGTTGATAGAAATGGAGTAGCTATTGGATGGACAAATGATACAGGTATCGATACAGACCCTCATACACCAGTAGGAACGACGCAATCAAGTAGTGAAGCTATCGACCAAATCTTGCACGAAGGAAGCTATGTTACATCTGTGCACATGAAAATCGGCAATCAAGGTTTGAAGAAAATCGGCGATGATTTATGTGCATACCTATCACAATTAGGCGGTTGGTTTCCAATTCGTATGGTAGACAAAGTGCCAAACTCAGATGGATATAATGACAATGTGTTGCATACTACAAATGCAGTTGTCTATGTAACTAGAATCAGAGTTGATGCGGTTAATGTTCAAAAGAATATTGTTAAAATTGGCGGCATTTGGGTTGACCCAACACCATTAACAGAAATTGCATAAAGCGTAAAAATAACACATATAAGTGTCAAAATTGTACAAAATGCGCAAAAATTACAATTAAATATCAAAAAAAGTGTCATAATTTAAAAAATGACACAAATCCTTCAACTATTTTTCGTATACTTAGCCTATGATTAAGTTCATAGGCTCTTTTTTTATGCTATTATTTTCATAGCTCGTCTACTAGTGTAGAAGGAGTTACTTAAATCGTATGAACTTTATACGGTTTATGCTATAATCGTCTTAGGCCGAGCATGAGAAATTCCAAGTGAACCATGCTAGCTTGCTTGATGTACAAATCTAAGTTAGGCATATAGGTTTATTAGTATTGATCTATAGTCATACCAAGCGTGACTGATTGATATTATTTTTATGCAAGTCGACTACAAAGAAATATTATTTTCTTACCACTGAATAGAGTGCATTCTAGAAGTACTTGAAAGGTGGTCTTTTTTTATGCTCAAAAAGTATGCTCGTAGCATACATGCTTCGCATAAGCCCTTGACAATCGGTGATAGATTCTGATAAAAGAAAAAGACCTATTCAATAGGCCTTAATCTAAATCGATACCGTAATATCCACCAAATGAGCAATTCATGTATGCTTCTTCATCTTCATCCCAGTCTTCGCAGAAGTACTCGCCATACATTTTAACGTGTTTTCCATATCCAACTTCGATGGCAATATATCCATTAATCTTATGATTGTCGTCAGAACCGAATTCATCATGAATTTCTTTATCATTACTTGTACATTCGTATGATCCATTAACTTCAGTATAAATTTCGCACGATGTATTTAATTCGCAGATTCTGTCTTCAACGTCTGAAGGTCTTCCAAAATATCCTTTGAATTTTCCAAAATCGTCATAGTCTTTTAATTCTTGAATAAATTGATTGAAATATGCTTCGTCTTGATACATTTTGTCAATACTAAACATTGTTGATTCCTCCATAGCTTTCGCTTTTTCAATTGTTTGATTCATAGCATCTCTGATTACATCTGCTTGACTGATGCCTAATGTTTTACAAGCTTGTTTAAATTCTTCGGCAAAATCATTTTTGAATCTAGCAGAAATAATTGTCATTTTTTCTTTGTTGTACTTGTCTTGTGGTCTCATGTTATTCTCCTTTGTGTTTTAGATACATTGCATAAATGAATTTTGCAATTCCAATTGCGATAAAAAATATTCCTAATTTTACTAGCATAATATACGATGAATAAGTTATAATGAGTTAGGGGAGAAGCTATGTAAGCTTCTCGATAATCAATAAGATTAACCCAACTGCTAAGTCCAAGATTGATTGTATGATTAGAGACGTCCAATCGATTTTGGATTTTTTAAATTTCTTATTCATAACCTTTCCTCCTTACATATATATTATAGCATAATGCTAGCATATACGCAAGCATAGGCGATACTTTTCTTTTGCTTTTTTTGGATTAAATACCGACTTTGGGAAACTCTTCAAAAATTAAGATATCGTTTATATCTTGATTGCATCTTAAAAGGAATGGATTCTATTAAATATCATTTATTCTCATGAATTCTGCACCTATATTTAAAGCACAAATTAATGTTATAAACGTATTATCTTTCTACGAAAAATTTACGAACTAACATAAAGCCCCTTGTTTAAAGGGGCTTTTACTAAATATATAGCACAGTACTTGACAATCTAAGGTAGTGTGCATATCATAATAGTGAATGAGGTGATATTATGAAGCCTAGAGCGGTCATTTATTGTTCTAAGCATGGCTCGACAAAAGAATATGCGCAGTGTTTAGGTAAAAAAAAGAATCTTCCTGTGATTACGATTGACCATATTTCGGGATACTCTTTCCAAAATATTCCAGTGTATTTTTGTGGTTGGATTCGTAATGGAAAAATCATGGGGTTGAATAAAGCTTCGAAATTATTTATGTGTGTTCAAGTAATTGGTGTGGGTGCCATTGAATATAATGAGGCGTATGAATTGAAGTTAAAATACAAGAATGGGATTGTGAATCCAAATTTTAAGTATGTACAGTCGATTCGTAATCTTTCATTGACAACTTTGGAAAAGATGTATGTAGATGTGTTTCAGCCATCATTAATGGGAAAGAACAGGGGTGAAACGC